GAACTTCTTGATTGATCCCAACGCTGACAGCATTGATGATGCTATGGGCGTGGCAATTGAGAAGTATGTTTCTCTGCACAAGATCGTTGAAGGCATCGAAGCAGGCATCTATCGCAAGGTAGACATCCAGCCTGACAGCGAAGATGTGGACTTAGAGCCCACCCAAGACCCGAAACAGTACCAAGATGACAAGGTTCGTCTGGTAACTTACTACGGTTTGGTGCCTCGTGAGTACTTGTCTGAGAACGAAGAAGCAGAATTTGAAGAATTATTCCCTGAGGATTCTCCTGGGGACAGGTATTCTAACCTTGTAGAAGCGATTATCGTCATTGCGAACGACAGTCTGCTGCTCAAGGCTGAAGAAAACCCGTACATGATGAAGGATCGTCCTGTTATCGCCTATCAGGATGATACGGTTCCTGGTCGTTTCTGGGGTCGTGGAACGGTTGAGAAGGCTTACAACATGCAAAAGGCCATTGATGGTCAGTTGCGTGCTCATATGGACTCTTTGGCCCTTACAACGGCTCCTATGATGGCTATGGACGCTACCCGTCTGCCTCGTGGTGCTAAGTTTGAGGTTAAGCCCGGTAAGGCTATCCTGACCAACGGCAATCCCAACGAGATTCTGTTCCCGTTTAAGTTTGGACAGACCGATGGTAATGCAATGGTAATGTCTCAAAACTTTGAGCGTATGCTGTTACAGGCCACGGGTACGGTGGATAGTTCAGGAATGCCTAGCAATGTGCCTCGTGACGCTGGTGTCGGCGGTATGAGCATGGCTATGGCGGGAGTTATCAAGAAGTACAAGCGTACTCTGACCAACTTCCAAGAAGATTTCATGATTCCGTTCATCGAAAAGGCTGCATTCCGCTATATGCAGTTCGATCCTGAGCGTTATCCGTCTGTTGACATGAACTTTGTGCCTACCGCTGCTCTTGGCGTGCTGGCTCGTGAGTTTGAACAGCAGCAGATGATTGGTTTGTTACAGACTTTAGGCCCGAATACGCCTGTTCTGCCGCTGATCCTTAAGGGAATCATGCAAAACAGCAGCCTTACGAACCGTGCAGAGCTTATGCAGGCACTGGAGCAGATGTCTCAGCCCTCACCCGAGGCTGCACAGGCTCAGATGCAGCAGCAACAGGCTCAGATGGCTCTTCTGGAGGCTCAAGTGGCTGAGTTGCAGGCTAAGGCTCAGCGTGAGCAAGCAGAGGCTGCTAAGGCCGTTGCAGAGGCTCAGGCAACCCCGCAGATTGCCCAGGCTAAGCTGGTTTCTGCTCTGACCAACAACCTGAATGAGGATAACGAAACCAAGGACTTTGAGCGCCGTGTGCGTTTAGCTGAGATTGCCCTGAAGGAAAAGGACATTGACAGCAACGAACGCATTGCCATGACACAAATGATGCGAAAACAGTAAAAAAGCCCTCCGAAGAGGGCCTAGTTATCGACTGTAGAACTGTGCTATTTTAAGATGTTCTTCTGGAGTGCCGTTGTTTTTAAGACGATTGGCTCTCCAGGAGACAATAACAACATTACCAGACACATAGCCTTTTGAAGAGTCTATTCTATCAAACGAAGGGCTGCTGTCGTCTGCTGAACCTTCTACAAAGTAGTCGATAGGGATACCAAGTACGGGGCAGTGTTCAGGAAACTCAAGTTCTCCAAAAGGAACAGTGAATTCAATTCCTTTGTTCTTTGCGTTTGCTTTCTTGTTTCTGAACTTCTCTCGCATTGACTTGTAGATGTCGCTTTTGCGCCATTCATGGTCTTTCCACTTGTTTCCCCACTTTTCTGACATCTGTTTGTTTTTGAGTTCAGACAGTTTTTCAGTTTGTATCCGTTTAGCATCAATGCCCCAACGCTGGGCATACTGCTTGATTCGTTGTCTAGAGAGGACATTGCCAAAGAAGTCAGAACACTGTTGATAACCACAGCCTCGTTCTAACATCTTACGCATCTCTTCAAGGTCTTCTGCTGTAAGCTTTTTATTATAAGCCATATAACTCCTTTACAAAGTTAAAGAAGTATTATAGCAGAACCCCCTCCCCAAGTCAAGCAAAATTTGCTATAATAACTACATAGACACTAAAAGTGTCTCTTTTTTACAACACTAAAGGACTCCAATGGAACAATCCTTGCAGCAATATTACGAAGAACAATTCTCATTGTTCTCCCAGCAAGGCTGGAAAGACCTCACAGAAGACTTACAGAAGTTAAGAGACAGTATTGATGACTTGTCGGCTGTAAAAGACTCCAATGATCTATGGTATCGCAAGGGGCAGTTGGACATTCTTGATCTGATCATCGACCGTAAGAAAATGTGTGAGAAAGTCTTTGAGGAATTGCAAAATGCGGAGAATATTTGAATTTGCCTGTCCTTGTGGACTGGTGTTTGAGAAGTTGGTAGACGACAGAACCCGTGCTATTGAATGCGGATGTGGCATGGCAGCAGAACGGATCATGTCTGCTACTAACTTCAAACTGGAAGGCATCACTGGTGCCTTTCCTGGTGCGTACTCCCGTTGGGAGCGTGTGCGTGCCGAAAAGATGAAAGAAGAACGCAAGAAGGCCGCTTCTCATGGGGAGTAAGCGGGAACCTAAATGCAATAATGTCCTAAAACCCAAAAGGGCAGGATGAAAGGTTTGGTATGGCTCTAATTGACAATGAAGAACTGAATCAGGGCAGTGAACTGGAAGCAGTTGAACGACAAGAGACAGCTAAGGCTGTTGAACCGGAAGCTCCTAAAGTCCCCAGTAAATACCAGGGTAAGTCTTTAGAAGAAATTGTGCAGATGCACCAAGAGGCTGAAAGGCTCATTGGTCGTCAAGCGCAAGAGGTTGGTGAAGTTCGCAGGCTTGCAGATGAACTACTGAAACAACAACTCTCTCATAAGAAAGAAGCGCCACCGCAAGTTGAAAATGAATTAGACTTCTTTGAAGACCCCAAGACCGCTGTTCAGAAGGCTGTTGCCAATCACCCCGATGTACTTGCTGCAAAGCAAGCTGCACGACAGATGCAACAGTTACAGACGCAAGCTGCTCTGGCTAAGAAGCATCCTGACTTTGCTCAGGTGGTTCAAGACCCGGAGTTTGTTAACTGGATCAAAGGATCACCGATGCGTGTTAACATGTACGCATTGGCCGATGCCCAGTATGACTTCAATGCTGCTGATGAACTGATTTCTACATTCAAACAGATTCGTGGAGCTAGGACGAATGAGACTGTCACTACGGGACAGCAAACTCGTGCTAAAGACATGAGAGCTGCTAGTGTAGATGTTGGTGGGACTGGTGAGTCATCGAAGAAAGTTTATCGCCGTGCCGACCTTATCCGGCTGAAAATGACTGACCCTGCACGATATGAAGCCTTACAACCTGAAATCATGGCTGCATACTCGGAGGGGCGTGTAAAATAACTTTTGATTTTAGGAGATTAATATGCCTTTAGGTACCGATCAAGTCACCGTAACCACCGCTGCCAATTTCATTCCCGAAATTTGGAGCGATGAGATTGTTGCGGCTTACAAGCGCAGCTTAGTTGCTGCTAACCTCATCAAGAAGATGAACTTCAAGGGCAAGAAGGGTGACGCTGTTCACATTCCTGCTCCCACCCGTGGCTCTGCTTCTGCTAAGGCCGCTAACACCCAGGTGACGCTGATTGCAGCCACCGAAGGTGAGCGAGTCATCACCATCAACCAACACTGGGAATACTCCCGTCTGATCGAAGACATCGTGGAAGCCCAAGCCCTGTCGAGCCTGCGTCAGTTCTACACGGACGATGCCGGTTACGCTCTGGGTCTGCAAGTGGACACGAGCATCATCCGTCTGGGCCGTGGCGTGCAGGGCGGTAACGCTGCTAACGCTGCTTATGCTGGTGCTTTCTCTGGCGCTGACGGCACGACTGCCTACAACGCTGGTGCTAACACGGGCTCTGGCGCTCTGACCGATGCGGCTATTCGCCGTTCGATTCAGCGTCTGGACGACAGCGATGTGCCGATGGATGGCCGTTTCCTGATCGTTCCCCCGTCTACCCGTAACACCCTGATGGGCATTGCTCGTTTCACCGAGCAGGCTTTCGTGGGTGAGCAGGGTAGTGCTAACACGATCCGCAATGGCGAGATCGGCAATGTGTACGGCATCCCCGTGTTCGTGACCAGCAACGCTGACACGACCTCTGGCACGACTGCTACCCGCATCTGCTTGCTGGCTCACAAGGACTTCGGCGTGCTCGTGGAGCAAGTTGGTGTTCGTACGCAGACCCAATACAAGCAAGAGTACCTGGGTACGCTGTTCACCGCCGATGTGCTGTACGGCGTTGGCGAACTGCGCGATGGCGCTGCTGTTGCTCTGGCTGTTCCGGCCTAAGTAACTTGAGAGGCTGGCCCTTCGGGGCTGGCCTTTTTCATACTGTACGGGTTACATTATGAGAAAGGTTTAATATGAAATTCATGTGCAAATATTCGGGTTCTATCTATTCGTTTACGCTAGAACACGACATCAAGGCAATGCTGACGCATCCTGACTATATGAAGGTTGAGGAAGAAGAAGTTAAAGAAGAAGTTGCTTCTGAGCCTGCCAAGCGTGGTCGTCCTGCTAAGAAAGACGCTGAAGAATGAGACAAATATCCGTAGGTAACAACCTAACAGCCGCTACTAAGACTACTGTTTACACTGTTCCTACGGGTTACTATGCTCTGTGGAATCTGTGTTATGTTGTAAACCACAGCGGCAACAACAAAAAAGTTGATGTATTCTGGTATGACAAAAGTACAAATGTTGAAATTAAAGTTTTA